CTCCGGCACTTGCGAGCGAATCGCTGGTCCACTCATAGAAAGTGTTAGATACACTGCCGCTACCAATGTTTGATACCAGCGGTGTCGTTTGTGGCGATATGTTGTAAACCACATCGGCTAACTCTTCACGAATGCCAATTGCACTGTACCGAGTAAATGTGTTTGATATGATAGTCATTTAAAATACCTCAAAGTTCCAAAAGTTTTGCTAAATCGACCGCATCTTTTAGGCGGCCACTCTTTTGCAGTCTTTGTCCCTGCGCCTGAACAGCTTTTGCTTTGGGTTTGGCTTTACCGCGCTGGCTAGTGCCAGCACGTACAGTCTTCTGCTTAACAGGACGTTCTTTACTACGACTCAAGCCAACGCTGTATCTTCTAGCCATTTCAGCCAGTTCTACATGCTTTGCCATCACCATCGAATTCACATCCTCTTCAGCTAAACCGTAATCTATTAGCCAAGTACGAAGTCTCTGAGCGCCATCTTTGAAGCCTTTATCTTCCCCCCATTCAGGGATCAATTTACGAACCTCAGACGTTTGTTCAGTGACCACTTCACGCATAGCGCGTTGTTGTTCAGTTTGCAGTTCGTGCGATAAGCGGTTCTGTTCATCAGAGATTTTTTGTAGTTGACTCTGACGAGAGTTTTGCGCTTTATCCCACTCATATTTTTGGCGAGTTGCCTGTATTGGATTGTCTTCAAATAAAGCATCCCAATCAGGCTCAGAAACATGATCTTCTGACAGCAATCGGTTTTGTAGTTTCGATAGCATGTCAGCGTAAACAGACCTTTCCTGTAAGACTGCATCTCGCTGTCCCTCAAAATCCTTACGATCTTCCGCAAGTTGTTGGGACTTTTTAGTAAAACTTGATTGTCTGCTGTAGCCGTTGAGTAACTCAGTTAATGCGACTTCCTGATCTTCACCGTCAATTTTGACAGTGAAACGTTCACTCGGATCTTCCTCGTAGTCTTCGTCCTCACTTTCAATCAATTCGGCAGAGTCGAATGCTTCCTCTTGTTCGTACTCAGCCTCGCCCTCTAATACTTCTAAGGACTGCTCTTCTGGTTCTTTATTGGCATTTTGATTCTCATCAGCGCCTTCAACCCGCTGTAGCAACATTTCTGCTGCTTGTTGAACATCAAGACCCCCTTCAGGGATTGTCATAGGTTCACTCATTACTTCTCAGACCTCGCTTGGTTAAGTTGCGTGTTATCCGAAACGGCACGCAATCTTCTGAAGAATCTCTGCATTCCCTGTAACTCAAACCACAGATCTTCTCTGCTCTTTGAATCCTTGGAATACGCCCACTCTTCAAACATTTCGCTTTCCAGTGACTCGATAATTTCATCTGTCATAGGATCACGAAGAAACTCTACGATTCGGCTACTGTTGGGGTAGTTGTCCATTTGCAGCCAATCTCGTTAATTCTCTATCTCGCTCCTGCAAAGCTCTTATCTCTGCAAGATCTACTTGTGTTCCGTACTTAGCCTCTAGCTCTGCAATCTTCACTAGAATGTCGCTCTCATCCTTGTCACGAAGACGATCATCACTGCGCATCATTTCTTCACGACGAAGATCTAGTTCAGCAGCCTTCTTCTGGATATCCGCTCGTATTTGTTCCATCTGAACTTCTGCCAACATCTCATTAGGATCTGGCTTAGGCGGTTGCTGGGGCTGGGGAGGCACTGTTGATGGATCAGTAAAGAACTTGTTCGGATCTTTGAATCCTGCAAGCTCCAACATCTGAGTCATCGTTTGATAATATTGTTGTACTGTCGCTAAGGGATTGGTGGGGCCAAGAGTCTGTAATATCTGCTCTTGCTTTCCTGCAACTTGCTGAAGCATAGCCATACGCTCTTGGTCGCTAGAGCGACCCAGAGCTACGTTGGTAACGACATCCATACTTGCGTTCCAAACGCTGGGGTCTATCGGCACAAACTCATTACGAAGCCTAACCATACGAGGCTTGTCTTGGTGCTTAATCACTAGCTGATAAATACCAGTGAATAAATCCTTCATGCCCGTTTCTGCAAAGAAACGTGCAATCATTTCAGTACGCTGCTGACTAGCATTGATCGTCTGCGCAACAGCAAGGTTAGTCGATGATTGCAAAGCACCTGGATCTAAACCATCAGACGCACGACTTTGACCTGTGCGTTGCTCACGAATGAGATCCATGTATTCCAGCATTGGAAAGGCTTGCTGGCCCACATAAGGAATATTGAAAGGAGTGACAGCCCCAGGGTTACGAACCCTAATCAAGCCACCCACCTCTGTATTTAACAAATCGTCCACGTTAGCTTGGCCTTCAACAAAAGCCACGCGAGGGTGTGTAGACAATGCTAACGAATCTAAGCTTGCTCTAAGAACCATAGACTTAATTCGTTGGATATCAGCAGTTACATCAGCAACACTAAGACCAAAGAAAGTATGCGGTTCCTTCTCGCAATGAAAAGCAACAAAAGGGATATGATCTGTTGGCTCGTTGCGGAGAATCTCATGGGATTCCCCAATAGTGCATATCCTGCGCAATTCAGCGCGGTTATCACCATCAACGTCCATATAAATATACGACTCTATGTATAACGCTCGACGCATGGTCGGATCTGCCGTCATACCACCGTTATCATAAGTAGGGTTGCGAACAGTTGATTCAGGGTTAAAGTCGAAGTCATCGTCGTAGGTTGCGTAACCTTCGATGTCCTCGTAGTCGTAACCCATCTCAACAAGTTCGCTCAACGTTGCATAACGACGATGAGCTACTAGATCTGCATCTTGCAGAGTCCTAGCATTGCGTGATATTAAAAATTCTTCTGGCGGGACACTCTCTATACGAACCTTTCCGTTTCGCATAACCCTAGTGTAAGTACCACTAAAACCTAACGTTGAAGTTGAGCCGTCAGGCTGAACTTCAGTAAGCTGCTCAACCCTTGCTATATCAACCTCTGGGTCTGAATCTAAAACAGCTAATTCTTGCTCTGAGTAGCCTGAGAAGTCATAACTCTCAACCTTCTCAGAGTCATCCCAGTAATACTTAACGAAGCCTACCTTCTTCATTAACGAGTCTTTGAACGCATCGTACAAAACAGAGAAGCCGTTATTGTCACGATTAACGATGTAGTTAACGTAATCGGTAGCTTGTTTAGCTACCTCTACGTCTTCTGCGCTTTGAGGTGCAAACTCAACAGTGTGTTCACCGCCAAAGAAAATACGCATTAAAGAAGGGATAATGCCCTGGATAGTATCCCTGACATCAAGACTTACAACCTGTGAACGGCCAGTCTCTTCGTTACCAAACTCTTCGCCAAGATAATACTTCTCAGCTTCAGCCCGTACAGGGCTGATCACATTGTCACAAAAATCAATAGCGTCAGAGAGATCTTGGCTCAATATAGATTGAGCATCTTCATCCGACATGGCTTCGGTGAAGATTATTTCATCAGAAATAACTTCACTCACTCTTATTGCCTTTCTTCTTAGGTCGAGCCTGTTTCTGGCGCTCCAAGACCTTCATAGTCTCCTGCGCAGCCCTTTTACGACCTTCTACTGAATTATACTTATAGCCTGGCATCTCAGCGCCTAATTGGTTGCTGCCTTATTTTGCACTTGTATCATAAATGATACAAGCGACACAACCAATATTTCCCAAACTATTTAATTAAAAGATGCCCTTAATATTTCTTTTCAAAGGCTGGCCCCAGTTAGAACCACCACGACCCTTCAATCCAACGACTGCATCATGGGCAAAAGTCATGCTCAAAGCGTCAGCCATGTCTGGGCTAGGTAAGCCCCTGCGCTTCATCTGATCCTTGCTCTCTAACTTCATACGAC